GAATGACCATAGCTGCAACAGTTATCTCAGAGCAGTTCGAGCGATTCTTAACTGGTCTTGGGAGCAAGGCCAAATTCCGGCAGCAATCAAAGTCAAAAGCGTTCGCTCGTCCAAACCTTTGCCTGCTGTATTTTCCGCTCAACAACTAGAAGATTTGCGGCAACACCTAGAACAAGGCTGGAACGAAACCAAACGAAGACGGTTCTTGGTGTTGCTTCGTGCCTGGTGGTTTTTGCGCTATACCGGAATGCGTGGTGGTGAGCTGCTGGCGCTGAAATGGGACAATGTTTACCCAGATCGAATCGAACTTCGCTCAACAAAGGATTGGAAAGTCAAAGGTCGAAAAGACGCAATCATTCCAATCGCTGAAGATCTAAAAGATTTTATTCAGGCGCAGGATATTCAAGGCGAGCGTTATGTGCTGGATGATGGCAAAGGTCAGCCTCTTTATAGTTCGCTTGGGGATTTGACCAAGAGCATGAGGAAGGCGCTGCTAAAGGTAGGCATTGAAAACGCGAAACCGCTGCACTCGTTTCGTTCTACGGTTGCGACTGAACTATTATCTGGTGAAAGTTCAAATCCTGTTCAGGTGCAAAAGCTTCTGCGTCACCAAAGCATTCAAACAACGATGAGTTACCTGAATTCAGACCATTTACAGCAGGTGGACTTGGTAAATATGTTAGGCAACGCTGGCGGAAACAGTGGCAATAAAAAATTGAAAGAATCCAGCAAGCCTAGCATTCGTCTAGCCTATAGCCGAAAAAGCTAAGGTGACTGTTAATCATTGGGTCGCTGGTTCGAGTCCAGCTTGGGGAGCCACTTTCAGAAGATTTGCCACACTTCCGGTAAGTGGCGGTTTCCCTATCCGCCAGTGATTGCCTCTTTCAGCTTCTTTGCCTTCCTGACTTTTCGATAAACGCCCACACCTGCCGCTGCCATTGGCAACCCTACTGCTGTCAAGATTAGCTCAACGCCACCGGATTCAACAGCAGAATTGAAGTATTCAAAAAAGATTTCCATTTAATAACTCCAGATCATTAAATCGTCTCTGTCATCTAAATGTAGGAAGCGATTGCTTCCGGTAAATGAGAAGCCATAGCCACCAAATAAATTCATTTGAATAGCAATTTGAAGAAGTCGCGCACCGTCTGCATTCCAAACCGCTAAATCAGCGGCTCTTCCAAGACTATGATAACCCGTACTTTTGGGTTTCCCGTCTTTCCATTTTGCTTTCTCAACTGGGTGATCTAGTGAGCGATAGGCTGAAGTTAGTCTGATGGGGTTGCCGTAGTGCTGACGTAGAGTTTCTAGTTTTGTAAGAAAAGAACTCGACATAGAGCATTCACCTGTGAATTTGCACTTCAGCTCGTCTCTCGAAAAGTGTTCTGAATGGTCAATGAATTCCACTAAGTCTCCTTTTCAGGGTAGTCCACACATTCTTGAGAATACATTTCGCCAAACGCTTCTCGTTGAGGTAACGGCATCAGTTGCAAATCTACATAGCGATGATTTTTGCGGTAATGGTCAATGACGCAAGAACACAACTGAATGGCGGATTGCATGGCTAAGTTTGAAGTCATGCCTTGAAGCTGATAGGTAAGAGCCAAACGAAGTGAGCATTGATAAGCCCAAGAAACGAGATGCAAAGTCTTGTACTCAACAGGCAATGCGTAAGCTGAAGTTGATAGCAGCAAAGCCAAGCCTGTGAAAAACGGTTTCATCTCCTTAATTCTCTGTTTATAACATCCCCCAAATTATTGACGGCAATCGTCATATCTTTGATCGCTACATTGGTTGCGCTCATTATCGACATAAGTTCAGAGTTTGACGTCTTCATGTATTGCCTGAGTTCTTCATCATTCTTCGCGTCAGCCGCTAAATAAAGCTTTCGTTCTTCCATCATCATACTGTCTTTTTTTTCGGCATCTGCTCGCAACTGTTGTTTTTCTTTATCGTGCTGCTTGAGAATAAAAATAATTAGCCAAGCAAAGAAAATTAAGGCACTGGCAGAAGTTCCTAACTCTTGGACAACGTCAATTATTCCTGTTGCTTCTGCTGGCATATTGCTCGGCCTTGTTAAGTGGTTTCTAGTGCTTCAATTCTTGCAGTTAATACGTCAATCTGGGACTGTTGCGATTCGATTAGGGTTTGTTGTTCTTGGACTGCTTTAATGCACAGAGAAACCATATTGCCATAATCAAGTGCATCTGGTTGATTCTCATCATTGTATTGTACAAATTCAGTCAATCCTGCTTCGTGGACTTCTTCAGCAATTAACCCACCATAAATTTTATCACCATCCTCATTAGTTTTAAATGTGACTGGTCTAAGTGTAAGAAGTTCGGCTAACCCGTGTGTTGTGTCCTGTATGGAATTTTTATATCTTCTTGAAGATGTACTTCTAAAAAATAAACCTTCTGAATTTATAAAAACATTAGCGCCACTCCCTGTTGTGACTCCGTAATTACCAGCACCATAAATACAATTGGAAACACCACTTGGGTTATTGGTTCTACCCACTAACAGATTACCTTCTGAATCAAACCGACCTGCATGATTTCCGTCTACATAAAAACGAATGTTTGACGAATATTGGGTATTGCCCTGATCCGCAAAGAACATCAAGTTTCCATCACCACTTGATGCGCTTATTTCAGAATAAGAACCTGTATCTGTATCAGTTAAGCGAATAATCGGTGCTGATCCCGAAACGTGCAAAGGCTGGGAAGGCGAACTCGTCCCGATCCCACAATTGCCACTGCTACCCACAACAAAAGGCGTACTGTCTGGATTTGCTGAATCTTCAACAACTAACGCATTTCCGCTTCCTGTTTGCGTAATTCTAACTAAGTCTCCAGAATCTGAGCCAGAAACGGTCAAAGCGCCTAGTGTTGCCGTTCCACCAGTAACTGTGATTGAATCTGAATCTTGCGTGGCTATCGTTCCCAATCCAAGATTCGTTCTAGTGGTCGAATCATCTGAAACATTTAAAGAACCAGTAACCGAAATATTTCCGCCCGTGTTCAGTTGTGCGCTAGTCGAAACCGTGCTGGCAGTTAGCGTGAGGCTCGAACCATTATAGTTTTGGATTTCGTTTGTTTTGAGTAATGACATTAAATTAGCTCAACAAATTCAAAGTTATAGTCATAGAGTTGACTGCCAGGATAAGAATAAGCAATGCTGGCAGGCTCAAAAAAACTGCCAAATACTGCGGTGTTCGTTTGATAACCTAGAATCTCAGCCGCCACTGGTTGCATTCTCAGTCCAGCAAAAACCTTGGTTGCGGTGTCTCGCTCGGATTCTAAGACTTGCACTGAACCGCTAAACCTTCTGCGAATCTCGCCCAATCTGTAAACCAGCCCACTGTCTCGCTCTTGTTTGATTCCAAACGAATCACGACTGATCGACATACCTACGTTTGGATTGTAGGTTTCCAGCACTTTTCCGGCTCGGATCGTGTTGACGATGAGCGGCAACTTCATGCTTGATACTGTGAAGTTCGCGCCACCATTGCCGGTAAGTTGTAAATCTTCTGTGCCTGTGCCGTCTCCGGTAATCCGGTTGATCTGCTCGGTAAAAACCCCATCGCTGACAAAAGTGCCAAGCCGAATTTGTGGGTAATCTTCAAAATAAATGTTTGCAGCACTCGCTTGTAGTCTGCCGAGTTGTCCACTGCTTGCCGTAACCCAACCGTCTAGCGTTCGTTTGACGTCCGTTGAATTGGTTAGGGCAATCTCAACCGTGTTCGTCGTCGCTGGACAAGCCACAAAAACCGAATCATTCCAATGGGTTTTCTCATTGAGTAAATATTGCTCGGTCAGTGTGTAGCTGTTCGTGTAGTTTTCTGTCGAAAGCGTTGAAGCACCAGAATCCTTGAATGTTACCGTCACAGATTCTGCCAAGTAGCTGAAGAAAATGGCTTCCGCGCCTGCACAAGTCACCGTCACCGTTGCCGTTGCCGCATCAGCAATGTAAGGCTGCTTTGGATAATTGTTCTCGACTTTTGCAATGGCGTAATCGCTCGACAATTGAGTCGCTGA